CGAAACTAGTTTAATAGTACTAACAGTTACTGTGTTACCAGTGGTTAGTGTAGGGCTCGTAGCTGCTAGATCTATTGTTTTAGTAGTGCCGTTAGGCTTAGTCTTATCGTTTACTCGAACTAATATTCTGTAGGTTTTTCCATGAGTTAAGTTAACAGGTTCCGTTAGCTCTAATGTAGTGCTATTAACGATAGCTTTTATCCTGCCTGAAGCAACGCCCCATAGCGGAACATCATGGCTTACTTTAACCACATCTCCTCGATTACATACTAAGTACTCAAAGTCAGTATTTAGTGTATAAGTTTCAGGTCGTAGTTTTAATTGCGCATGATGCCATCTAGCCAAGAAGCGTGCTTGGTTAGCATTGGTTACGCCAGGTAAAGTTATACTTTCAAATAGTGTTGCTATTGTTTTACCGCCAGTACCATCCAGATTATATCCATAATTAAAAATAATATGCTCAGTAGGCTGATAAGCCTGCTCTTCGTCTACAATAGTTACTCGGAAAGCGTGTGGCAGTCTTGGTAATGCTTTTGTAGACTCAAAACCCCAGCTATTGTGTGGAGTAAAATATTGAGTAGTATAGGCTCTAGGCTTGTCAACTACAACAGACCATTTACCATCTAAAAATATTGGGCTTCCTAAACCTGCTGCACAAATATCTCGCAACATATCCATAACACTCATACTATTAGTAATAATGTTATTATAAGTTAACGGAGCACTAGAAGGATTATTTCCTGCACAGAACTCGTGCCAAGTTTGCAAAGCAGCTAAATCTATTTTAGTAGCCATTTCTGATGGGCTTATCTTATACGCATTGGCTGGGTGCATTAAAACATAGGCAAATAAACTTGCAGGATTATTGGTAGGTCTGCTTAGCCATTTTTGTGTAGCCTTATCCCAGTCTAAACAAATACTTTGAACTAAAGCATTTATTCCATCTACTGAGCCGTTAACTTTATTTGTACTCTGCACACGAATAGCAGTTTTAGCAAGATAAGTTCCTGGTGGATTAACAGCAGGTCTTGTATTGTCAAAGCAAGCAGCTGTAAAAAATATTACTTTAGAATACCTTTGAAAATCACCTTCTTCGGCTGTATCGTCGTCTGTGCGTCGGCATCTAACAGCATATCGTGCTTTAGGTAGTTGAGTAAAATACTGTGTGTGTCCAAAAGCATCTTTTCGAGACTTAGATACTCCAGAAGTTCCAAATACTATTTCTGTATGTGTTGTAGCTATAGTATTTAAACCAGACTTCGTAAAAGTTATTCTAACTGCGGTAGCCATGTCACGTTCGCCTTCATTACCACCAACTAATTTAACAGTATGGTCGCCAGCTTGAAGGTATACATTAGTTGTAACAGTTTCACGCCAACTATTCATAGGCATAACTACTATTAGTTTATCGTCAATGTAAACGCCGCCAGTATCGTCTGCAGCAGCTTCAATATCATAATAACCACTATAAGGAAAATTAACTGTTTTAGTTATATTTAAAACATCAAATAAGTTACCAACATAATTTGTGGGGCGTATGCCATAAAGTTGTAAAAAACTGCTCCAACCGCTATATTTACCAAAAGTGCTGTTTACACCCGTGTATTGCGTAGAATTAAATATTTCTACTGGAGTAGCTGCTGAAGCAGTTACTTGTCCAGGAGGACTAACATCGTTCCAGACTTTACCTGCTTGAATAGCAATTTTAGTACCAATTATGTTTACTTGATCCGAAACGACTTGGTCGCCACTGCCAACTTGAACAGTTTCTGTTATAGGTGTAGGTGTTAATTCTAATCCGTTATAACCAACATAACTACTTAAATGTGACGTAACAGGCGTGATTATGCCCCCATTCGTCATAACTACTGTATAAAGCTTTAATGCATTAGGAGGTATCTGGGGTAAATGGGTATATGTACCGCCGTCTCCTATAAGACTCGCATAACTTCCTGATTTATATGCTGCTATCATTGTAGCACTAGGAGGGCCGTTTAAAACGTCTGTTGCAGCACCGTTATAACGTTGTACGCCTCCGCCAGGAAGCATTGCAAAAACTATGTGTTGGTATAAACTAATATCTTCGAAATTACCACTAGTAGGATCATATCGATTTACTATACCTGGTCTAGTAAGTGTTGTTGTATATGCGTTTGAATTAAGTTGATTAGAATTATAAGCACCTAAAGAATATGCAGCAGTATCTTCGAAATCCCAAGTAGTGCCATTGTATTTACCAAGCTGAATTTGAACTCCAGCAGTAGCTGGCGTAACTTTTCCGTCTTTTTTATTAATAGTTCGCATACCTACTGGAAAGGTAAATGCTACGTCAACACGTGTTGACTGTTGATTAAAAAATATATACTGCCAAGGATTTCCGTCTGTGGCATTATTAACTAGTTCAACGGATTTTGCAGGAGCTTGCTCTACATCAGAACCGTAAAGATCATTAAACGCTGTTTGATTTTCTTCTGGACGCCCGTATAGCGTTTCCGGCTTAGGTAAGGACATAGCCAAACCTTCATATAAATTTTCAAGGCGATTTGCGCCAACGGAGATATCATTGATTGAAAGCGGACCAAAACCCCAAGTAACCAGTAAACTTAAAAGGGTTGTATCTGACATAGTTTCAATATAAGGCGATGCAGCTAACATTGCTGTCATTCTGGCTTTGCCTAAAACAACTGGGATAGGTCCAAATTTATTTGCTTGATTGCTTGTACCTGAAAATAGATTTAAAGCATTAGGAGAGCCAGGATCATTAGTTGTAGGCTGACGTACAGGCATAATTGCATTTACTAATGCGACACCTGTTGCGGAAATAGCCATGGTAGCAGCGGTAGCTTTCCAACCTGTTAGCTGTAATCCTTGTACCCCAATTTCTGGAAATCCATTTGCAGCTAATTCTGGTGCTATAATAACAATTGCAATAATAAGCAATAGTTTAAACGTATCGCGACCTTGCGGTACTGCTCTATACGCAATAGCTTGTCCTGCTTTTACAACGGTAGCTGCCCAGTCTTCTTTGGCAATTGGAACGCCATCAACTACAACTACTAATCTATCTGTATACTCTGGGCTAAGATGATATTTGCTTTGTACAAATAGCGCAAAGTCTTCGACAGTTGTACCTGCAACTGTCCACTCGCGATATACGTTTGTTTTTAGTGGGTGAGGCCTGCCTACAACTTCGATTTGTGTATTCTCGCTGTATTTGTAAATGCCTTCTAAACGTTTGTTCCACTTAATATTAGCCAGTGATTCAACAACACTGTCGCGACCTTCGCGGCAGTGCAAAAATTTGTTGTTACCTACGTAGATGCCAACGTGTGCAGGCTCTCCATAGATATTAAATAACACTACGTCACCTGGTGCAGGTGTAGTCGTTTTGTTCCACGAGTCTTTATAAAGACTAATAGCTCTTGTGACGTTAGTGTCATAAGAGCCATTATATTCATCAACATAGCTTGGTAAATCAATGTTTAATTCTTCTTTGTAGTAAAGACGAACAAGTCCCCAGCAATCTATTCCATCAATATCTCTGCCGTTATCTTTGTAACGCAGACCAATATATTTATCATAGTTCATTAAAATAGTCCTGGAAAGTAACCAGGTGTAAAGTTATAGCAAGGAAACGGCTCTCTGCTTAGATTAATCATATCTAAACTTAAGCTAATTTTATCTGCGTCATAACTTACACTGGTAATATAAAAATCTGCGAAACTAGCTTCAACAGTGTCGGGTGAGCCAGAAAGTACTAGCTCTAATAATATTTTTGTTGGTTTTGTGAGAGTATTGCGAATTTGGGCAATAAGATCAGGCGAAGCAAAGTTTAAAGTTATGCTGCATTGACCAACGCCTGCTTCTTGTTCGCCTGGTAACACTATTTCCATTGGTAAAAAATAGTAATCATTGCCTCGACTAGTTACACCATACACTATTTCAAGCTCAGTAGTTAAAGCTGGTAATCTACCAGTAAAACTGTCGGCAATACGCCCAACGACTGCTATGTTATTTACTGGGTCAAAAACAGTTAAAAGCATAATTATTGCTTGATCTGTTTCCGAGCCATACATTGCCCGTATGGCTTGTGGAGACAATCGGGTTAAGCGGCTCATGGCATTATTTCCATTTTTAAACTAGTAGACCAAAAACCTGGTGCAATGTATTGAAGTGTAAAAAATTCACCACTACCGCCAGGAATAATCCTGGCATCTATTGTAGTACCCAATTTTCTAGGATGTGGGAATGTAAAACGACTTACACCCTTTATATCGTCTTTAATAAAAGTTTCTAATCTATCACACTGTGCGGTTGTCATAATAAATGATAGTGTCATTTCGTTAGGGCGGCTTGCTCGCCTGCGCTGCTTAGCTGGGCCTGCATCAGTTTGACTGCGGATGATATTAACACCCACAGTCTCCTGAAAACCCTTTTGCGGCACTTGCGGCAATGTTGTTGGCCATGCAATTGGCATATATTATCTCCTTACCATTGAGGGACGCTGTCCATAGCTGCTTGTTAAGGCTTGTTGAGATGCAGAGCCTGTTCTTGAAAGTTGATCTGCTACCATGTCTCCAACGATAACTTCAATCTTACGATTACCTTTAGAATCAACTGTTTCTGTAGTAGTAGCTTTCTCAGATGAGTAGTTGTTAACAACTACATCAACCTTAGTACCGCCACTATCTGAACGTACTCCAAGATTGCCGTTGCTGTCACGCTTTAGGGGCATAATAGCTTCGGGACCTGCTTCGCCCATTAAACCTGTGCCTTGTGCAAATTTAAACAATGTAGGCTGATTTACAACTGAATTAGTAAACATTCCGCCTTTGGCGTATGTTTGCAGTCCAGCGTCGTATACTCCGCCTTTAGCCATTCCTGTGTATCCTCTAGCTGCTGCTTGCTCTACATTTAAAGTGCCAGCACCACCGCCAGTAAATATACTTAGTATACCACTTAGTCCTCCTAGACCTTTATAAAGTGATGACATTTGTGCACGTAATTCAAATCGAATTAAATCTACAATCATTTGGTCTACTAAGCTTTTAAAATCCAGCTTACCAGTTCTAGCAAAATCAGCTAACGCATCTGCCATGTCTTGGAAACTACCTTCTACAATCTTAGAGAAACCAGTCATTTTACTGCCAAGTTTTTCGTTTAGATCAATAGCATTCATCTTCTGTAAGTTAGTAGCTATTAAAGCCTCGCTTTGGCCATTAATAGCTCTAGTCATGTTTTCTACTGCTTCGTAATCACCTGCTAAAGCAGAGTCGCCGCTGGCTTCAATGGCTAGAATTTTTTGTTCTATTACGCTTTTCTTAGCTATTTCTTTATCTATTTTAGACTGTTCTTCGGCACTTTCTCTAGATACTCGACCCCTGTCTAAGTCTGCTTTTTCTTTAACAGCGTCAAAACTAGTTACTAAACCTAATTCTTTTCTATAATTTAATTCGTCTTCTGCCTGGCTGCTTTGAGCATCTGCTGCAGTTTTCTTAAACGCGGCTAGTTTCTGCTCTATATCAAAGCGTGCTTCTATTAACTTTAATTGGTCTTGTAGACCCTTATTGTCTTTTTCTTTTTCTTGTCTAGCTGTGACTAGTTGTAAATTTACTTCTGCTAAAGCTATGCTTTTAGTATCTGCTGGTGAAGCTAATTTAAGTGCCTCAATGTCGTTTATTATCTTTTGACGCTCTAGTACAAACTTATTATTTAGCTTTTCGTTTTCAAGTAGTGCTGTTGCTTTTACGTTCTGCTCTGAGGAAAATCCAACTAAACTACTAATTATACCTAATCTAGCTATATCTTGATCAAGCAATGCTTCGTTTAAACTATTTAAAGTTGTAGCTTGCTGCAGTTCTTGCGCTTTAAGTCTAATTCTATTCTCTACGCCTTTATTGTCTTTTTCTTTTTCTTGTCTCTCTTTAACTTTTTTCAATAAAAATTCTTGCTTATCAACTTCTAAAACTCCTTGATCAGAGTTATCCAGTTTTGCATTTTTTATTGCTGTTTCGTATCCAAGTATTTCTTGATTAAACTTACTTTCTAACAGCTGCATGTCTAACATTTGCTTTTGTGCAAGATTTTCTGAGCCATTAAGTGTATTAATACTCATTAAAATATCTTGTCTTGCCATATCTTGTTGCAATATAGAATCTTTAACAGCTGCTATTTGCTTCTGATTAGCAAGCTCGCCTAAGTTTACTTTTTGTACAGTATCTAAGGCATTTGCTTTCTTTTCACCCTGTTTTAAAGTTAAAGCGGCAAACTGTGGCCCTAACATATTATTCAATTTAGTGGCAAGATCTTTTTCATATTTAGTTTGCGGATTAACTGGATCTCTTGCATCCAGTCTGCCAGACGCTGAGAGATCTTCAGGTTTAATCATACCAGTAGTACCGGCCACTATATTTTTAAAACTTGTAGTACCTGCTAACTTGGCTTCTAGTTCTCTTATTATTGAGGGATCTTTGTTAGAATCTTTAGCTTCTTGCAAAGCCATTCTAGCATTAGATTCTGCTATTGTTAGCTCTAACTCGGTATTAGATCTAATCAACGCCATAGTAGTAGTTATTGCGTCAATTTGAACCTTTATTTCTTGATCTTTTAGTTGTCCAGAACGTGTTGCAGCCTCTGCTCCAGATAGTGCACTAACCGTGGCTTGTGCAATAGTTAGTGCAGCTTTTTGGGAAGCTTGACCAAGCGCAATATCTATATATTTTGCACCATTTTTAAAAGCAAGATCTGCACCTGTTGAAAATAGCTGAGAAGCTACAACAAAAGATTTAGTATCTAATTTAACTTGTTTAATTTCAATTTCTTGCTTCTTTACTTCTTGTTCTGCTATTCTACGATCAGCTATTGCTTTTCGTGGTACAGAATTAGTATCTCTTTTTATTTGTTCTTGTTTATCAATTTCTTGATTTATTGCAGCAAGCTCTTTTTTATATTTTGAGGCTTCTTGCAGAGTAGTTTGAAATTCTTGTCTTATATCAACAAACTGTTGAGTAAATTCAGGTCCGAATTGAGCTATAGCTTTAGGATTATTAGCAAATTGATTGAAAGCTGCATTTAA